TGTGGCTCACGCAGCTCCCCTCTGCCTTGAGAAAGGCAGAATGCCAGCGTACAAGTACACTAGCACCTATAACTGATTCATCATCAGTTGCGACGTGTTACTTGGACCTCTGATCTTTCAGAGCTATTCCCATCCTGGACCTGAAGTAGGGCCGGGACGAGATGCTCGTCAAAGAACAGATGGTACTGCTCATCAGTTTCATCGTCTCGGAAATGATCCTCGATGATGGAACTAGTGTGCGGCAGAGTGTCGTAGGCTTTCTTCAGTAGCGAGTTGCTCATTTGCTGGAGAGCAAACACCATGGCGAAAAGGATTTTTGGATCCTTCTCTTCAAGGCGTTGCGAACCATTAGAATGAACAGCAGACAACTGGACGTGGATGTCGGCCGAAAGGCCTTCAACTGCGAAAACCTCATAGAGGTCGTCATGCGTAATTTTCATTACCATGGTAGTACCTTTCTGAGGCGAAGCTTTATAGACCCTCTCTTGGGTGACCTGGTTGGGTCACTGAGATAGTCTACTGCCTCGCCACGGTTCAAGTGGAAGAACAGTAACCTATCCCAGCTCTCAAGTTCATCGCTGAACTTGGAAGCCTTTACCGTATAGGTCAGCACTGAGCTTTCGGAAGTGTTGGTTTGGGAATTCCAACGCCGAAGAGGCTCAGGTGCCATATAGCGGTAAAAGTGCCAACCGAGTCCTGGACTCGTTTCTTGGACCACTGGTAGTCGGCGGATCTTATCGATCACGTCGGCCACCGCGTGGGCCGTCATAAGCATACCGTTCTTTGCAAAACGGTTTGCCATGTGAACCCAGGAAACGAACTCAGTTGCGTCGCGATGTGATCGAGGAGGGGATTGACGTAAGTAGGTAGGAGTAACAAGTACTCCCCTATAATAGTCTTTCCCACACGACTCCCGGAAGCCTCCTGTGAAGAAGGTCTTCTTAGAGTTTACCTTTAGCCCGAAGGCTTCAAGGTACTCAATCACTTTAACGATGCAGTCCACGGGGACAATGATGTCGTCCCCGAAGACCAGCAACCCCTTTCGGGCATTTTCGAATGCTTGTAGGGATTTTAGCCGTCCTGACTTGTGGAAGACCTTCCGCTCTTCACAGACTGCCGCGAGGCAGACCATGAAGAAACAGATTGCTTCCACCGGAAAGGTCAGGGCGGAACCCATCGAAGCGTACTTCCGGAGATGGACTTTCGTACCATCTTGCATCA